TTACAGGTGGTTATCAAGGGCAACCGCCTGTGTCGCACGTATGTCGCACGCCAGTGCAATGGGCCGGTCCAGGACGTTGACCGCGTCTCTCCTGGCATCGGGGCTCAGGTGGGCGTAGCGCATCGTCATTTCGATGGTCGCGTGCCCCATCAACTCCTGAATCACTTTCAGCGGGACACCTCTCATTGCGAGGTGGCTGCCGTAAGTGTGGCGCAGGTCGTGCCAACCGATTTGGCCCACTGCCCGGGTGATGCCTGCTGCCCGAAGTGCACGAAGAAGCGGTGCCGACATCTTGCCTTTGGTGAGCGGTTGTCCGTCCTCTTGGCAGAAAACGAATCGACCCCGAAGGTGTCGGTGGGCCTTGAGTGCATCCACCACGGACGCAGGCAGCTCGACCGACCGCTCGCGACCGCCCTTCGGCAAGCCTTCCACCCCTCGCCAGATGCTTCGGCGGACGTGGAGCATGCTGCGCGGCAAGTCCAAGTCGTTCCACTGGAGCCCAATAAGCTCTCCCTGCCGAAGCCCTGCCTTGATCGCGACGAACAGCACGGCGCGCCATTCCGGCTCAGCAACGGCGAGAAGATGTTCGGCTTCCTCAAACGACAGGAAGTCGAAAGGAGGCTTCGGTAGCTTCCTGAAGAGCTTCACGCGCGTCGCCTGCCGGATGGCTCCTTGCTCTTCCGCGAGTGCCAGCAGCGTTTGCAGCACGGCCAGAACATTGTTGATGGTCTTCAAGCTCAGGGGCTTGGGCGCTCTGTTCAGCCGCTTCTGGATAGCTCGCTTTGACGAGGACTCCTTCAGCTTGTGAGCCGCCGACTTCTTCTTGCGCATGAGCGCCTTGAAGTCCTCAGTCTCCGCTGAACCAATGCGCTCAAGAGCCATCTTCCCGAAGAATGGGAGGATATGGTCTCTAAGAATTTGTCGCTTGCTGTCGACGCTTGAGTGTTTGTTGTTGTTCTCACTGTAGGTGAGGAAGCGTGGCGTGAATTGCTCGAACGTGAGCGGGCTATCCTCCCCTGGCTTCTCCTTTCCGAAAGTCCCGTTGAGTAGGGCGTTGCGCAGGTCGCGTTCGTATGCCTCAGCACCCCGACGGGTCTGAACGGGCGAGAACTTCACGACTCGCTGTTTCTGTCCGTCCGCGTGCTGATACACGAAGTCCACTTGCCACGCCTCCTCTGACTTCCCTTCCTTCGTCGTCCACTTCCGCAATCTGACGCTCATCGTCTACTCCCAAGCGCAGAATCACGGCCCTTACCCGAGGGCCACGTTACCAGGGCATCCCGCCGAATACGGAGTGCTTTTCCGATGCGTACGACTCCCGGCACCTGACCGAGCCGGATGGCCTCGTAGAGCGTCTTCCGGTTTACGCGCAGCAAAGCGGCGGCCTCGTCCACGGTGAGAAACGTAGGTGTGTCCTCCGAGCTGTTGGAGATGGGCTCGGACATGGCTACCTCGGGTAGACGCGGCGGGGAGCGAGGCGACCGAGGGTGTGAAGCCCGATGCCGATGGCGTCCCAGACGTTGTGATGGATGGTGGCGGCGCTGGGCAGCTCGACGCACAGGTGCTCGGCGGCGTCGAGTCGCTGTTTGATGCGCTCGATGAACGCGTCCGCGTCGACGGTGCCCTTCCAGTCGCGCGGGTAGACGCTGCGACGGCTGGCGACGTTCGGCAGGAAGCCACCGAGCATGCCGACGACGCCCGCTAGCTGGATGAGGTCGTTCTGGTCGCCCTTCTGGTGCGCGGCGGCGTAGACGCGGGGCATCTCGAGGATGAGCTGGAAAGGCTCGTCGCCCACGCGGGAACGGAGCCACTCACGGACCGCGAAGGCCATGGACGCCCACGATGCCAGCGACAGCTCTCCGCCCTGGTGCTCGGGGTTCTTAGGCAAGCCGGCGGCCAGGAGGGTGGCGCGCTCGTGAAGCGGCGCATCGAACACGGCGACACCGCAATGACGGAGGCCGGGGTCGATGGAGACGAACTTCGCGGCGCGAGGCGCGGGGGGATTCTCGGAAGGAGGTGTTGTGCTCACTCCTTCTTGAATGGGGACACTTTCCGCGACTGGTTCAGGCCGCCTTCTCCGCGACCGGTTCCCACACCACCAGTTGCCCAGTGTCGTTCCTCACCGTGGCCGCGTCCTTCGAGAGCACGCGCGAGAGTGCCGGCTCGGCTTCAATCGCCCCCGCGAGGTCCGGCGTCACCTCTCGCATGGCCTGTCGCATGAGTTCCGCCATGCGCTCGGCGGCATCGTGGAGCCGGTTGGGGCAGTCCGCGCGCAGCTCGGCCACCAGCTCGTCGTGCACCATGAGGACAAGGCGCGAGCCCCAGAGTGGGGAGCGACGGTCCGCGTACATCTCCCGGGACACGCGCCAGGTCGCCAGCTTCGCGCCCACGGCACCGAGTCCCTGGAAGGGCGTGTTGAGCCACTGCGTGTAGCTGCACCCTCCCCGGAGGATGTCGGCGCCCGGAATCATGACGTCCACGAGCTGGCCGTTGCGCGTGTAGGCGCTGGCGCGAGCGAAGAGGGCGCGCTGCTCGGGCCATGCGTCGAGCCACCTGTCGCCGTAGCGGCGCGACACCTCGACGCACGCGGCGCAGACCATCTTCACCTTGCCCTGGACGCGCACGGGGACGCGCTCCACGCCGCACGTGTCCGCCACCTTCGCCAACAGGCAGAACCGAACGCCATCCTTGGCGCGTGCGTGGTACGCCATGCCGCCGGCTCCGAGACCCCCGCCCTTGCCGAAGTTGAAAATCTTGGCGAGGGAGCGGAAGGACGTGGCCGTTGCCTCCTTGGCCTTCACGCGCGGCAGGAGGGTGTCGTAGCTCTCCCCAAGGAAGGTGGCTGCCGCAGAGGTGTGGACGTCCTCCTTGGCCAGCAGCGCGTCGGCCATCCGCGAGTAGCCCACATCCCAGATGGCACGCTGGGCCATGGTGCGCAGCTCCAGGCCGCCGTAGTCCACGGAGCAGAAGACGAAGCCAGGGCGGGCCTCGTGGCACTCGCGCACGCCACCGCGCTGGGGAAGCTGCTGGTAGTCGCTGGAGACGCGCGTCGTGGACACCAGCACATTGAAGCGCGGGTTGAGGGGGGCCGTGGTGCCGGCCGCCAGCTTGCCCAGGTAGGTGGAGCGGTACTTGTCCACCTTGCCGGCTTTGCCCAGTTCCTCCAGCACCGTGTCGCCCGAGTCGAGGAGGGTGTCCCGGTCCGTCGCCACCTGTCCCTCGGGGAATCTGGAGGATGGAGGGGTGACGGGAGGCGAGCCGTTGTAGGCGGCGGTGACGAGCTGGGCGAGGCGCTTGGAGTCCTTGGTGCCGTTGGCGCGGAAGATGCCGGCGGCCTGGAAGTGAGCGCGGTTGGCCTTCCACTCTTGCTCGACGCGGCGGCGCAGCTGCTCGACGCGTCCGGCATGGGTGCGCAGTCCCCACACGGAGGCGAGGTGGAGGGCGAGGGCGGCGCGGACCTGGTCCCCTTCGGCGTGGAGGTTGCCACCGTTGGGGATGCCGGACGCGGCGCGCTCTTGGGACAGGTGGACGTCCAGGGTGAAGCGCGCGTCGCGGAGCGGGTACTTCACGGCGCCTTCGGGCCACTGCTCCAGCGGCACGCCGTCCAGCTCTCCGTAGCGCAGGCGCCACGCATCGGGGGCGTGCTTGTCCGCGCTGATGTCGAGGCCGAGGTGGCGCCGCACCAGGAGGGCCAGCGGGTAGCGAGCGCCCTCGTCATCTCCGAGTGGGCGGCCCGTCTCAGGGTCCACGCCATGGAGTCCCCGGGCAATGTCCAAGAGGGCTTCGCGGATGGCCACGTCATGGAAGCGGCCCGCCTCGGCGGCAGCGAAGACGGCGTCCACAAGTCGCGGGTCATCCGCGCACATGACGCCCAGGTCGTACGGGAGATTGGCGCCCGCCAGCTCGACGTCCGGCGCGCGGAGGGCTTCACGGAACCACGCGCGGGCCTGGGCGGCGGAAAGGAGCTGCTCGCTTCCAGCTGCGTCCAGGGCGATGGAGGCGCAGACGAGCGGAGGCGCCAGGAGGCCGGGTTGAATCGGGTACGTCTCGGTGTCGAAGCTGAAGAGGACGGGCACAACACCGAAAGGCCCGTGACGTGGGCCAACCGTGGCGCCCTGGGGAGAGCGCCAAGAAGTCCAGAGATGGAGGGAACGTCAACCCAGGGCGTCAGCGAGCGGCGGCAGCTTGGCGGAGGCGCGCTTGGACTCGATGGCGGCCAGCTCCGTGTCCGTGGGGCTCACGTTGCTCCATCGGTAGCCCTCGATGACCTTGCCGGGCCTGCCGTCCTTCTCCGGGAGCGTCTTGGGGAAGACGTCGCAGTCCACCAGGAGGAAGGCGCCGGCCTGCTTTGCCTCGGTGAACTTGGCGATGAAGTCCGGAGAGACTTCGTGCTCCTCGGCACCGGCCAGGGCCATGAGGAACGCCTTGAAGCGCCCGCCTCCGTTCTTCTTCGAGTCGGAGAGGTTCTCCACGTAGCTGGTGATGAGGCCGGGCCGCGTGGGCTCGGTGTTGTGCTGGGTCCGTTCCGACGTCACCACCTTCACTTCAGCGATGGCGGACAGGCCCTTGAAGCCGTCCTTGGTGCGGATGGACTGCACCTCCAGGCGGTAGCGGCCTGCCTTGAGGTACTGCGCGCCGAGGGCGGCTTGGGCGGTGGCGATTCGTGCGAGTGCTGCGTTGCTCATGGGCCCGAGTTCCCAGTCAGGTGACGGGACGTCGAAAGGACGTCCTCACCTTCCCTTTATGGGGACGCTTTCTGGGAGTGGCTCGGTTGGTGCCGGTCAGAAGGCTAAGATTCGGTGCTCTTAGAAATGATGAGGGGTGTAGTCAGGCGCCAATGTGTTGAATCGACCCGATAACAGAAGTGCCAAGCGGAGCTCTCTTTAGGAACGCACGATATCCTTCGTCATAATAGGGAGGAGGGAAGATGTGATGGGTCGCCGTCAGGGCGCCAAAGCCAAGCCAATCCTTGGCCTTGGCTGTTTTGGCGCAGATAATTCCGACGACAAAATCCGAGAGGTCCATGTGTTCTGGCTCGGAGTAGGCGCGCCTTCGCAGGAGAAGACCGTGCTGGGCGTGAGGTCGAAGGTATGTGGATGGCGTGGCGCGTCGTAAATCGATTATTATAGAGTTCTTGCTTGTGAGAAATCCCGGCTTGTTGGCCTCAGTCGTCTCTTGACCGCCTTGCATTAGTATGATGTATGCATTCTCGGATTCGCTAGGGGCGAAATGTAGATACTGGCTGATGGGGCCCGTTGAGAGGCTGTTCTGGCAGGCAAACCACAAAGCCGTCCATGCGTTGTCGACCAGATCAATCCATCGGGTCTTGATTCCATAGTGCTGCAGGAGTGGTTCGAGCGCGTCCGATGGCATCTTTCCTATGAAGGCGCCAGAGGTGGTGGCTAGTCTCGTGTATTCGATGACTTTTTTCTCTCGCTCCGACATCCCTCCGGTTGTCTTGATACTTCGAAATAGGGACGGCGTCATTGATGGGTAGAGTTTATTCTGTCCGCGAAAGAGGACAGGGCCATGTTGGCGTAACGCGTACTTAAGGTAGCCAACCGCCTGGATGAGTGCATGGGGTGTTTCTACGGTGAGGATGTTGCTTGTTGGGTCCCAGTGCATGCTCTTGTTGTTCTTGAGGCGGGATAGATGGTTTGGAGGCATCGCTCATGTGCTTGTTGGGGTTAGGGGCGCACTCTAGGGTGAGTATCCCATGGGGTGGCTTGAGACTGTCCTTGCGTGGAGGTGCTTTCCGGGAGCGGTTCATTGGACTGTGGACATATCCCGCGCGGGTGCGATGAGGAGGGGAGTCCATTCTGAAGCTACCGCTTGGAGCTTGTCATGGATGACATTGAGAGAGTGCTGGCTGACTGATCGGTGCGAAATGAAGAGTTGAGATCGCGCCAAAATTCAAGAGCAGTCCGAGTGCGGTCGGCTGTGTGTCGCCTGAGGGCCTTGGCAATCGCGCGCGAATAGGGGGAGTCGAGCCCCTCGGCAATCTGTCGCGGCACTCCGTCGAGAATCTCTTCCCGGGAGAATTCACGGATTTGTCCCTCGATGATCGAGAGGAAGAGAAGCCCCATGTGATAAATGTCGGTGACTCGTCCGATGTGTCCGAACTCTTGAGGGGCGAGCGATTCAGGCGGGAGCATCCATTGTGCCAATATTGTGTTTATTGGATCGATGTCTCCCTCAAGTCGGCTAATGCCAAAGTCTCCAACTTTGAAGACCATTGCTGGGGGGTGGGTTCTGACGAGTTCGTTTGGGATTAGGGATGTGAAGATGTTTTTGTGGTGCAGATCTTTGTGGACATAGCCGTGTCGGTGCATGAAGTGGATTGCTTGTAGTATGCACCTGGCGATTGGCATGAACCAGACCGAGCCGTCGTAGTTTGGTGTTGCTGTGATGATGTCGTGGAGCGTCCATTCGCAGCGCTCCATTATGATGTAGAATGTGTCTCTGTGTTCGCAGATGTCGTAGATGTACGTTGTGTTGGGGTGTCTCAGGTGAAGTAGTTTGTCTGCCTCGTCCAGCCAGCGACTTCTGACTTCTTCGTATGATTGGTTACGTGGCACGAGAACTTTGGCAACTAGCTGATTCCCCCATTCGTCACTGCATGCGTATATGGCTCCGAAATTTCCTCTGTTGATGGGCTCTCCGATTGTGTATAGTTTGTTTTGATGCCAGATTTCCATCCCTGGCTGGGGTGGATGAAAGAGTCGTTCGGGCTGCGAGTCGTTCTCGGCTAGGGCTGGAGTCTGTAGGGGACTCGCCTGCCCGTCATGCTCGTTGTTGTCGCTCATTCATGTCCGTCCGCGGTTGGGGCGGTGCCGTTGCCGAGGCACAAACCAAGTGAATGTGCCTCAGTCTAGATGGTGGGATGTCCTCATGCAAAGCTGGAGGGGGAACTGAGATAGAGCCTTCTGCGGTTGCCCACCCGTCTGCTGAATGAACCTCGCTCGTTCTTGTGCAGTCGCGAATGACTCACTGCATTCCTGGGTGTGAAGGCACACGTCCACCTCAATGCGTTGTACTTGCTGTCCGGGGCGGTGCGTGCGCGCGAGGAGCTGCTCCCATGTGGCGCCGTCTGAGGGCGGCGTCACCACGAGGTTTCGCGAGAACTGCTGAAGGCTCTTCCCGTCCGATGGGCCTTGATGCTCGCCACCACGGAGCGCCTTACTGTCTCTCGTGGGATGGCCTCGGACGCAGCCTTGCCCCCACCGTAGAACGGCGCACCGGCCGCTTAGCGATGCGCTCGCCCAGTTCGGGGTATTCGACCCAGACGATTCCCACCCGTGAGCGTGTCCACTCTGCCGCGTCCTTCACGAGAAAGTCCGACACCAAAACGGCCTGGGGCTCGGGCTACCCAGTTTCATGTCCCGCTATCGCGGGCAGCGTCCGGCTTTGAGGTACTGGGTGCCGAGGGCAGCCTGGGCAGTTGCGATTTGTGCAAGTGCGGCGTTGCTCATGTCCCGTGTTTCCGGTCAGGTGGAGGGGCGTCGAGAGGACGTCCACACCTTTCTTTAGGGACGCGTTCCGGCAATGGCACTTGAGGCCTAGGTGGGGAGCATGAACGAGTAAGGACGGGCTTGCGGCCGATAGTTGTAAGTGGGGTAGTATTCGTGGAAATTGGGGAACGCCTATGTGGTACTGGTTGCGTGGTCGAGGCCTGGGTTGATCTAGGGAGTTGATCAAATGGTTGCGGATAAGAGGTATCAAATTTTCATTAGCTCGACATTTCGAGACCTTGTCCACGAACGACAGGGGGTTCTTAAATCGATCTTGGAGATGGAGCACATGCCTGCCGGAATGGAGCTTTTTGCGGCAGGAGATGATTCCGCATGGGATCTGATAAAAGATGTTATTGATGATTCGGATTATTATGTGTTGATTGTTGGGGGTAGATACGGTTCGCTCGACGAAGGAGGGATTGGATTTACCGAAAAAGAGTATCTGTACGCCTTGGAGACCAAGAAGCCGGTCATACCTCTGCTGCATGCCAATCCGAACAATCTACCGCGTGAGCGAACTGAATCAGACGCAGCTTCCTGGGAGAAGCTTCAGGCTTTTCGTGCCAAGGTCGAGAAGAAGCACACTTGCGTATATTGGTCGACTCCAGATGAACTTAAGGCTCGTGTGGTTACTAGTCTGATGTCGACGACGAAGCGTCATCCCGCAATTGGTTGGGTGCGTGCGGACAAGTTGCCAAGCGAAGATGTTCTTTCCGAATTGTTGATGTTGCGTCGCAGGATCTCGGAGCTGGAGTCTGACAGCAAGGAAGGGGGATCGCTTGCGCCGCCTAAGGGGACTGAGGGATTGAGTCAGGGGGGGGATGCTTTTTCTGTCCCAGTGGAGTACTCGGTCTTTGGGGATGGCGATATCTATAAGCGGGCGGGGACCCGTTTGGAGAGAGAGATTAGTGTCACTTGGGATGATATTTTTTCCACGATTGCGCCCAGCATGATTGACGATGTCTCAAATCCGTCGCTGCGGGGGAAGATTCGACAGTTTTTTTGGGAGGAAACTCGAGACCTCGTCTCGCTGGATCTCAAGAGTGGAGAGTTTATTGACTCGTTTGAGGTGAGTCAGGAGGATATCGACACCTGTGTTATTCAGCTGCGCGCGCTTGGTCTTATTCGCGAGAGTGATCGGCAACGAAGCGTGAAAGATACCCAGTCGTACTGGAGGCTGACGACGTATGGCGATTTGAGGATGACGCAATTGCGTGCATTGCGCAGGCCTCAGGGTGGCAGTGTGTAGTGAGGCTATGGTGGTGTTGCGTGGCTTGAAGTATCAATTTCTGCGGTTGCCCATCCGTCTGCTGGATGAACCGCGCTCGCTCGCGAGCCGTGGTGAACACGTCCGCGTAATCCCGCGTGTGAAGGCACACGTCCACCTCGACGTATGAGGCCTGTTGCCCGGGACGATGCGTGCGCGCGAGCAGTTGCTCCCAGAGGGCTCCGTCCGAGGGCGGCGTCACCACGAGGTTTCGGGAGAACTGCTGGAGGTTCTTCCCCGTGGCGTGCGCCTTGATGCTCGCCACCACGGAGCGCTTCCCCGTCTCACGGAGGATGGCCTCGGACGCGGCCTTGCCCCCACCGTAGAACGGCACGCCCGCCGCCTTAGCGATGCGCTCCCCCAACTCAGGGTACTCGACCCAGACGATTCCCACCCGTGAGCGTGCCCACTCTGCCGCGTCCTTCACGAGAAAGTCCGACACCCAAACGGCCTGGGGCTCGGGCTGCACGGCGGCATGAATCTCTGCCCACTCCGCCCATGTTGCCGCGTACCAGATGGGCTTGTCGCCCTCATAGGGCGGCGTCATGTTCGCGCGGATGGCGGCCTTGGTGAGCAGCCCTGGTGAGTCCAGGTGCTCGCGGCGCTCGCCCTTGAGTTCCTCCCAGACTTCCTTGTTCCACGCCTTGCGCCGCGCGAACCACTCCTCAATCAGCTCGGGCGGCTCGCCTCGCGGGTAGCGCCAGCGGTGGAAGAAGCCGGCGGACAACTGGCGCGCGCACGCAACGGCTTGGAACTGCTCCTGGAACTGCTCCCCGTCCGGGCGCTCGCCCGCGTGCGCCAGCTCGATGAAGGCGAGGAGCTGCGCAGGCACGGGCCCCGGGTAGCGCGGGCGGATGATGAGCGGCTTGTCCAGCGCACTCTCTTCCGTCGCCACCACGCCGCGCGTCGCGTTGCGGCGGCGCTGGAATCCCTCGCGCACGTGCTCTCCCGGCTCGCACAGCTGCTCCAACTCGCCAGGAGGAGCCACCACCTTGCCCGGGTCCAGGGCCGTTCCCCATTCCTCGACGACGTGGTGTGCGAGCGGCAAGGGTGAGCCCTCACCGAGCGCCAGGCGCGACAGGTGCGCGTAGTCCTTGATGCTCTTGGACGCGAAGGTGCCGGAGAGCGCCACGAGGCGCGTCCGTGGGTGCTCCTCGAAGTAGCGCAGGAATCGGCCCGTGCGCGTGGACTTCGGGTCCTTGAGGTTGTGCGCCTCGTTGAGAATGATGAGGTCTGGGCGGATGCACTCCAGGAGGTTCGTGGCTTCCTGGCTGGAGAGCTTGTTGTACGAGACGACGTGGAGCACCGGCATGCCGACGCGGAACCACCTGCCGCCCGCGAGGTTGGGCAGCCTCCAGTGCGCGCCGTAGTAGCTCCACTCGACCTGGAACTGCGGCAGAAGGTTGGCGGGGATGAATAGGACGGCCACCCGGCAGCCCGGCATCACCATGGGCGTGAGGAAGGTTGTCAGCTCCTTGCCGTGGCCCGTGCCGATGGGCGCCAGGAGTCCGCCGACGCGCGAGGCTTCCAGCAGCGCCTGGGCCTGCACCCGCCGCAGCTGCGTAGGGCACGAGCGCGGCGGAGACATGCTCGCGCAGCTACACGGACCGGCAGGCGCGCGTAGCTGGGCCTCCAGAGCCTCTACGTCCGCCGCTGTGTACGCGGTGGCGAGGTTCCGCCGAGGCAGAGCGAGGATGCGGCCGAGGTCCGCCGAGTAGCCCACGGGAGAGCGCCCGTAGACAGGAGCGCGCTCCACGGGCGGCGGGGGGCTCGCGGGCGCGTGCGTGACGCCCAGTCGTTCAAGTAGCCGCATCTCGAGCCCTTTCAGCGAGCGCCGCGCACGAAGTCACCAGGGCCGCACAGGGGCTCCAGGGCCTCGACGGCGAGTTGCAGCAGCTCCGAGTGGGCGAGGCCGAGGGCGGCGTAGGCACCCGGCGCGGGCGGTGCGTTGCGGATAGCCATGGAGAGCGCTCCCTTCCACCTGCCGAAGCCCAGCGTGCTCTCCGCTCCCGCGAAGCGCAGGTCCGCCACGCCGCCGGCCTCGCTCACCTGGGAGGCCACCTTCGCCACGTACTCGGACAGCGACGCGGCGGGCATGTTGGGAACGCAGTCCACGAAGAGGCGCAGGCGCTCTCCCTGGGGGCTCGGCGCGGCCGGTGAGATGGTGACGGGCGCCTGGGGCTCGACGCGCGGCGTGGCGACCGTGGCGTCCAGGGACTTCGGCTTGCGTCCACGGCGCTTCGGCGCGGCGTCCGTGGCGATGGTGGGCGATGCAGGCGGCGCGTCAGGAGGCAGCACGGCGGCCACCTCGGCACCAGGGCAGGACACATGCAGCACGTCACCCGAGCGGAGCTTGCTGGTGTTCTCCGGCGTCAGGGCCTCGCCGCACCTGTCGCATGTCCCGAGCGGCTCAGGGATGACCTGGTGGGGCACGGTGAGCGGGAGCTGCGCGGCGGTGTCGGGGGCCTGGGTCTTGGGAATGAAGCGGTTCAACAGGGACATGGTGCGTTCTCCTGAGATGCACTGCGCTTTGAAGGGGCACCCGCCGTACTTCTCGCAGGCGCCGAAGTTGGGCGGCGCGTCGGCGGTGCGCGTGGCTCGGGCCACCTCGCGCATGCGGCGCACCATGGGGACGACCTTCTGTGTCCACTCGCGCGAGACGTGCTCGACGCTCACCGAGGCCACCACGCTCTCCGCACGCTTCGCGCCGCGCGTCTGGAAGTAGAGGTGCTCCAGCTCCAGCACGCGGACACCTGGGAAGCGCGCGTCGGAGAGGGCCGCCCAGACGCCGTAGCCCACCATCTGCAAGCCGGCTTCGGTGCTCGCGTCGGACAGCTGCGCGGGCGTCGCCCCGTAGCGCGCCACGTTGGACGAGAACTTGTGGTCCGTGACGCGCAGCACGCCTTCCGCGAGTCGTCGCGGGTTGATGAGGTCGATGTGTCCGATGAACGGGACACCGTCCGCCGACAGGGGCGAGGGCGTGCCGAAGGACTCTTCAACCAGGAGGTCCGCGCCTGGAACTGGAAGCAGGTGGCGCCCTGCGCGCGCGACGTCGCCCAGGACGTCCTCACCCGTGCGTAGGTAGTGCTCCAGTTGCGCGTGCCCCTCGACACCCAAGGCTTGCGCCTTCGTCTCGGGCTCGGGCAGTCGCAGTACCTTGGCGAAGTGCCAGCGGCGCGGACACAGGCTGAATTGCTTCAGCTGCGAGACGGAGAGGAAGTTGAGGACGCCCCCGTCTACGGCGCGACGACGGGGGCTCTCGGTTAGTTGCGAAGATTGCGCGTCCACACTCTCTTCAATGGGGACGCTTTCCGACGACGGACCGAACTGTTTAGCCCTTCCAGTTGGTTGGGTCGGTCATTTCGGATATCTGAGCGATTAGCTGATCGCGCTTTGTCTGTAGAGGGGCTCTGCGCGCCAGCCACTTATGGTCGCCAGAATCCCCCATCGCTTCAATGGCGCTGATGGTTGCTCGAAGATCTTCGGATTTAGCGGCGATTAGCGCGCCATGAGTCTGTGCCAATGCAGCGCGCTCCTGCGCGACGGCGGTTCTCTCCTGTGCTTCGGCTGAGCGCTTCATTGATTCTGCCTGAGAGGCTAGCTGTCGGCCTTGTTCTTCGAGTGCATGCCTTTGGTGTGTTAGCTCTTCCCGCTGAAGTGTGAGTTCTTTTCGTTGGGTGGAGAGAGAGACTATTAGGCCGGAAAACGCGAGCCCTGTGAATAGTGTGTTGAGCGCTCCGAAGCTGTCGCCAAACGTCCCTGGCCAGGTGGTGCTGTTGAGCGAGGCAATGTGCTTCATTGCGACGCCGTAGGCTGCCCAGGTGAGAAAAATCCCGAATGCTAGAGGGAATAGACGGTTCATTCTTGGTAGTTTACTGCCGATTCGACTCGTAGTCCGCGTTCAATGGCTACTGCCTATGGCGTGGGCCTGTCCCGGACAGGATGGGTCTTTCGCGCATCGTCGGTTCGAGTCATGGCTTCATCATCTTTGCTGTTGCTAGGACGGACAATGCGCGGGGTGCGCCGGGACCCAGTTGCTGGGGCGCGGTGCGGATGTTCTCCGGCGGCAGGTAGACCCACGTCTGGACGCCGGCAATCCGCCGCTGGGTGCGCTGGAAGCCCAGGCGTCGCAAGGCGCGGCCAATGTCGAGGCGGACGCCGCGCGGAATCTGGCCGGGTGTCGTGAGGAGTAGCGCGTCGCGGGCCACCAGCTCCGTCGTCACCTCGTTGCGCTTCTCCGGCGGCAAGCTCAACACCCACTGGAGAATCGTGTCGTCCGGGCCGCCGTTGGACTCACTGCGCTCCTGGGCATGCACCTCCGCGCGCTGGGCTTGCTTCTCTTCGAGCCACCACTCCTCGCCCTTCAGGAAGCGCACCACGGCTTCCGCCCAGAGCTGGCCCCTGTCGCGCTTCAGGCCCGCGATGTCGATGTGGGTACACTTGACGGGCCACCACCGCCGGTAGCCGCTCGAATCCGCGCGCAGGTACTCGGACGAGTTCGTGGTCCCGACGAAGACGCAACGGCGCGGCGTCTTCACCGTGACGCGACCATAGGGAGGTCGGAAGGTGTCCTCGTTGCGCGAGATGAAGGCTTTGAGGTCTTCCGCCTCGGACGCGCGCAGCGTCGTCACCTCGGCAAGCTCGATGAGGGAGTTCCGGCCCGCGAGGGAGGTGCTGTCCTTGTCACGGATGTTGATGGGGGCATCGCAGAACCACTCCCCCGCGAGGACTCGGAAGGCCGTGGACTTCCGGATGCCTTGAGGCCCTTCGAGGATGAGTACCGTGTCCACCTTGCAGCCCGGCTCCAACGCGCGGGCCACGGCGCTGATGAGCCACTTGCCGCTGATGGCGCGCAGGTGCTCGGTGTCGCCCTCGGCGCCGAAGTAGCGCTCCAACATGGAGTCCGCGCGAGGGACTCCGTCCCAGACGAGGCCCTCCAGGTACTCGCGCAGCGGGTCATATGCGTTCTCTGAGGCAACCTGCCGAAGCACTTCCCGGACATGAGCGGGACGAGGGTCCATACCGAGGCGGCCGTACTCGCTTTTCTGAATCCAATAGGCGATGCGGCCGTCCAGCTCGTCAACGGGCGTGTCGTCCGCCAGTGGGCCGCCCGCGTACTCCATTTGTTTCGTCACTTCGTTGAAGCGGATGGTGTCTCGCCACTCGGGAGAGAGCGTCAGGATGGTGAAGAGGTTGGCCTCGTTGTTCTTGAGGCGCCTGCCGTCCTTCGTCTCGTAAGAGAGCAGCGCGCGCGTCCAGTCCTCTTCAGTAGAGGTAGAGGCGTCCCCCTGATGGGATACCGGCGTCTCGGTTTTCGGTCTGCCTTGCAGTGAGGTCCACAACGCCTGGTTGTCCGCGACGCGTTTGGCATCCCCCTCGACGCGGCGCTCGCGGTGTCGACGCAGCTTGAGGAGGGCCTCCTCGCACAGATGCGCCGCGCCCTCTCCCCAGGCCGTTGCCGCGAAGCAGGGACGGAGCACCTCCAGGATGGCCTCCTCGGGCGTGGCAGGTGGCAGCACGTGAGCCACGCAGGACATGAGGGTGTTGAGCGTGTTGTCCTGCATGCCCACCTCGGCAAGAGGCTCCCCGGACAGCACGCGGCGGATGAGCGCGCTGTGCTCGGGCTTGCGGACGCGGCGCAGCTTGGCGCGCAGAGCGTAGAGGTCCGCCGAGCCCGACTCCACCGAGGGCATGGGGATGGAGGGAGTGGCAGGGACGGCCGGTGTTGGGCGCACCGAGGTCAGCAACGCGTCGACGTCGAGCGCGCGTCCCTCGCTTACGTTGGTGATGGCCTCGTGTTCGCCCGAGTGGTTCGGCAGGAAGTAGATGCGCGACAGGTTCCGCGTGTTCGGGTCCGCCGGCATTTCCAGCAGGCGCTCCGCTTCTTCCCGCACGCGCGGCCACTCGGCGGGCAGCACTGGACGCGCCAGTGGGACGACGATGCGCAGACTGGTGTAGCCCGGACGGTGCCCATGGGTGGTGTGGACAATCGCCGCGTAGCCTTCGAGTTTCTCCGAGGCTCGGACAGTCTGCTCCGTGGACACTCCGTCCAAATCGAAGACAGCCGCCGTGACAGCGCGGACCTCGGCATCTTTGCGGAGCGAGCCGATGTCGACGGGGGCCCAGGCTCGTTGGGTCAGCTTGGTGGGGCACCTATGACCGACGCACGGCGCGCAGGCCGTCACAGCATGCGTGGTGAGCAACTGTATCAACTCGCTCCATGTCACCACCTGGGACTGGGGTCTGTTGTCCTGGACGCCATCGAAGAAGGCGACTTGGACGAGGGTGTCTCCGACGACAGGGGCGGCACTTCCGGCAGGACTCTGACGAGATCGCAGGCTCACGCACTTACTTATGGGGACACTTTCCGCGACTGGCCCAGCCAGGGCTCATTTCCCGCGTCTCGGCATGTCCACGTTGAAGGATGTCCCCGTCACTAGCTCCGCTCCATCTGTCTTCTAGAACTACTCCAGTGTGTCTTTGTCATGTCCTCTGATACCTCAACTTTTCTACATCCCTTATAGAGAAGAGTTAGTGACAGTGACTCCTTGTTGGTGACCTCTGCCGCCGAGGAATCTGCACGCGGCTTGAGCCACTCGCGGAACGTGTCCCCATAAAAGAAAGGGACATGGGCGTTGTCCTCTCCAGCATGGTTGAGACTTTGTGTCAGAGGCGGGCGCTACGTTGCGTCCCGCGAGTCCCTTTCGTCGTGGGGTGCGGCATGCCGCGCGTCCGGGCGTTTCATTCGCTCGCCGTGGTTTTGCTCACAGCACGAGCCATTGTTCTCAGGGTGAATTGGCAGGCGCCTTGCTTAGCGATGCCTTCCCCTTCGGATTCTTTGTTCCGTGCGTGTTTCACAACGAGGCAGGTCGTAGGGGGCAGTCATGCAGTGCGGTAGCGGACCAGTGAAGCGGGATGGTGAGAAGTCGGGGCGCGGCGGAGCGCGAGTGTCCCGGGAGTTGATTGACATGCTGGTCCTCGCGATTCGCGGGTGCCGAGCGTCAGGGGACGGCCAGTCCGAGCGCGAGTACTCCGGCCAGTTGATGGAAGTGTTGATGCCCGAGTTGCGCAAGCTCGCGTGCGATTTCGACAAGTCGCGCGGCTCCCTGTCGCGGGAGGACCTCGTTCAAGTTGCTGCGATGGAGGCCGTGAAGGCGGTTGATACGTATCAGCGCTCGAAGCGCGGGGAGCAGAGCTTCGCGACGTGGGTGAAGTGGCGGGCCCACCGAGCCATCATGGACCAAATCCGGTTGCACCGAGCGGACGTGTGCCTGCCGGACAGGGCCCAGCGCGGCAAGGGCAAGTGGCAGCAGGCAGTGGACCTCGTCAGCAAGGACGCGCCAGAGCAGGAACTCTCCAGGTCCGCGACGCGGAAGAATGACGAGAGACGTGCACGCGAGGCGGACAGCTTGGTGTCAGTCCTCATCGCGCATGAGCGGTCCGTCCTGGTGCAACGTGCTCTCGCGGAACTGGAGCCCCAACAGGAGGAGCTGCTCTCCCGCATCTACGGCATCGGCATGCCACGTGAGGGGACGCGTGCCGTGGCTACGCGGTGGGGCATGTCTCGTCGGCGTGTCGACGAGCTGTTGGCCCAGGCCCATGACGAACTGCGTGTGCGGTTGAGCGGGAGGCTCCTGTAGTGCCGGTGCTTGTCGCCAGGAAGGGCGGGCCGTGCGCTGCGTGTGGCGCGCCCATCCTGGAGGGCGAGCGCATCGCCTACGAACTGGCGACAGGCCCGCGTCAACTTGCGTGTGCGGACAGGACGCCGGAGCTGCGTCGCAACAGGTACGCGGCCCGGTGCGCCGTCTGTGGCTTCCTTGTGCGCAAGGGGAGGGGAAGGCTGGACGTCACCGAAACGAGCGAGGGCGGTGCCTTCACGCGCGTCTGGCGGGTGTTCTGCGCGGACGTCGCAGCGTGCAACGCACGGCTCGCCATGGGCCCGCAGTGAGATCTTGTCCTACATGCGAAACCTGTAGCTGGACTTAGCGAGCCCCCCGGGTCCGGATTTTGGACGGTGGGCCCGTTCCTGCCTTGCTCGGCGGACCCCCACGCTTGAAAAACTTCAAGAAAACGCCAGGGCCCCTTCGGGTTTTGTTCGGCCCGCTGAATGAAAGTTTGAAGAGAACTCCGGACCAGTCGCGGAAAGCGTCCCCATTGAAGGGGATGCATGGCTCGTCCAACAAAGCTCACCCCCGAGTTGCAGGCTGACATCTGCGCCCACCTGGAGCGCGGCCTGTTCCGTCGCGCCGTTGCCGGCCTCGTGGGCGTCGAGGAGCACACCCTCTCTCGCTGGTATCACCGAGGCGCTGGCGAACAGCGCGGCCTGTATCGGGACTTCTTCCTCTCGGTGAACGAGGCGGAAGCGAAGTTCATGGCGGGGGCAACGGACATGCTCCAGGCCGCCGCGTCTCACAACCCCAAGCACGTGCAGTGGCTTCTCTCGCGTCGCTTCCCTGACCTCTACGGGCGGCGCGACAACGTCGAGGCCCAGGCGCCCGAGGACAAGGCCGCCGATGAGAAGGCCCTGCGCGAGCTGCTGATGGAGCGCCTGGGCCGCTTCCTCCCGGACACGCCCGAGCCAGAGGCGAGCGCCGCCAGCTCCACCAACGCAGACGAGGGGGACGACCATGTCGGCTGACTCTCGGTGCTCGCGCTTCGCGGTGCTCGTGGACCACCTCGCTCCGGATGAGTCCCCGGCCGCGTTCCTGGTGAAGCAGGCTCGCACCCAGCAGGGGCTCGCGCGCCTCTTCGGACGTCTCACCCATCCCGAGGTGGAGACGCTCGTTCATGACTTGGACTTCTGGGCGCGCCGCGAACAGATGCCGCCGGCCTCGTTCACCACGTGTTTCATCCTGGCCGGGCGCGGCTTCGGCAAGACTTGGTCGGGCGCTCGCTGGGTGATTCAGAAAGCCCGCGAGGCGAAGACGATTGGTGCGCTCATTGGCCCCACGGCGGCGGACGTGCGCGACACCATGATTCGCGGCTCCAGCGGCATCCTCGCCCTGTCCCCTCCCTGGTTCATGCCGGTGTACGAGCCCAGCAAGCGGCGCGTCACGTGGCCCAATGGCGTCTACGCCATCTGTTACTCGGCGGATAAGCCGGACCGGCTGCGCGGCCCCAACTGCGGCTGGGCCTGGGGTGATGAGCCCGCCTCCTGGAAGCATGAGATGGCCGCGCTGGACCAGCTCCCCATGGTGCTGCGCATCGGCACCGCCGCGAACCCGCCCCAGTTGCTCCTGACGGGCACTCCGCGGCCTCTGCGAAAGCTGGAGGAGCTTCTCTTCTCCGACGCGGAGACCAAGACTCTTCGGCCTGGCGTGGTGCTGCGGACGGGCTCCTCGTTGGCCAACCGCGCCAACCTGGCGCCCAGTGCCGTGGCCACCATGAAGGCCCTCATGCACACGCGCTGGGGCCAGCAGGAAGTCCTCGGCAAGCTGCTGATGGATGTGCCAGGGGCCATCTTCGGCTCGGCGCGGTGGGGCCGGGTGGAGGCGGACGCTCACGAGTACGCGCGGGCGTTGCACAGGCGCATCGTCTCCGTGGACCCCGCGCCCACGAGCGAGACGGGCTCGGACGAGACGGGCATCATCGTCCAAGGCGTCCGAAACAGTCCGCTTGTCGGGACGGACGGAGCGTCACTCAAGCGCGTCTCGGTGCTCAAGGATGCCAGCCTCCGGGGCTCGCCGCGCGAGTGGGCTGCCGCCGCCATCCGCGAGTACCTCGCCTTCGGGTGTGACGCCCTGGTGGCCGAGGTGAACTCGGGCGGGGAGATGGTGGAGACGACGATTCAGACGGTGGCCTCCGAGATGGGTGTCCACGTCAACGTGAAGCCCGTCCGCGCACGCGAGGCCAAGTCCAAGCGCGCCGAGCCGGTGAGCGCGCTGGCCGAGACGGGGCGCATCGAACTGGTGGGCACCTTCCCGAAGCTCGAGTCCCAGCTCTCCAAGTTCAGCGGCATCAACGGCCGCCGCGATGACCGCGTGGACGCCCTGTTGTGGGGCGTGCACGAACTGGTGTTCGCGGATTCCTTCTTCTGTCTGTGAGGGTGGCGATGGGTTTCTGGGAACGGATGAAGGCGGCGGTAGGGCGCGAGCCGCGCAAGGGGACGGGGCTGGAGCTGGCGCGCTGGCAGCAGGCGCCGCCGCGTCGAGGCACCGCGCAGCTCCTCGCCGCGTATCGGGAAATGCCGTGGCTCCGCGCGTGTGTGGACGTGGTGGCCGACTCGGTGGCGGGCGTGCAGTGGCGCGTCTATCGCCGCGTTCAGAAGGATGGGCAACCCGTGAAGGACTACGCGCTGCGAAGCGCGACGCGCGAGGTCCGGGCTGGGCGGCTGAAAGCGATGCTGGAGGCGGGCGAGGCCCGGGAGGTTCCAGACCATCCCGTTCTCAAGCTGCTCTCTGACCCCAATGACCATCTCACCGGACGCTCGGTGACGAAGCTCGTTCAGGTGTACTTGGACTTGGTGGGCGAGGCGTTCCTGGTGCTGGAGCGCGTGGGCGGCGTGCCGGTGGGCTTCTGGCCGGTGCCGCCGAGCACCGTCACGCGGCTGCCCGCGCTCGACGTGCCGCGCGAGCAACGCACGTACACGGTGACGGTGGGGAAAGTGTCGCGGGAGATTCCGGCCAGCGACGTGTTGCACCTGCGCAGCTTGGATCCGGAGGACCCGTTGGGGCGCGGCATCGGCCCTGCCTACGCGTTGGGTGACGAACTGGATACCGACGAGTACGTGGCCCGGTTCCTTAAGACGTCCTTCTGGAACAACATGCTGCCACCGGCCATCGCCTCGATTGAGGGCCTGTCCGATGCGAACAGCGCGGGTGCAAAGGCGTTCAAGGAGTCACTGGCGCGCGAGCACCAGGGGCCGGACAAGGCTGGGAAGCTGCTCATCACCAGCGGGAAGGTGACGTTTGCCCGACTCGACACGAGCTTCAAGGACATGCAGCTGGTGGAGCTGCGCCGCTTCCTGATGGACTTCGTGCGCATGACGTTCCGGGTGCCCCCTGAAATCGTCGGAGACATCTCCAGCTCGAACAAGGCCACGGCCTTCGCGGCGCGCGAGAACCTTGCCGAGCAGGCGACGCTTCCGCGCATGGAGTTCCTGCGCACCGAGTTCCAGATGCGACTGATGTCGCTCCTGGGCGACGAAGGGGCCATCCTTGACTACGACACCCCCGTGCCGGCAGACCGCGAGCACCAGCTGCGCGTAATGGGAGCCATGCCCGAAGCCTTCAGTTACGACGAATGGCGAGAGCTGGCGGGGCTTCGGCCGGACCGAAATAGGCAGGGCTATCCATTGCCAATGCCAGGGCAGGCTGTCGATGGCCAAGTAGACACCAGTTCCTCAAGGGCCGAGTCAGAATATGGTTTGGCGGATCTGGATGTGGGCTCCTGACTTTCTCAAAGCGCTCAAGGTTTTTCGCTACTCGGACGGATCCTCACGGGGATCTGGAGCCGGCTCAGTCCCTCGACCAATGACTATATCGCGGGTACTCCGAATGGATAGGAACTGCTTGAGTCCTGGATAGGGCTGAGGAACGCGTTCGTTGTCGCGGTACTCAGGGCGCATGTGTCGTATTGAGAGGTCGTTGTACGGGCCTCGGGTTATAAGAAGTGCCCCTTCTTTAACTCGATAGGTTGGCTCGATCGATTCTCGAATTTTGTCGCAAACATAGTTGGCTGCCCTGGTCATCTCTATGAGAAGGTCCTCTACCAAGTCGACGTGGAATTCGTATTCTCGCAGAAGCTTTTGGTAGACTTGCTCTGGATGATACTGAGACTTGTAGAATTTATCCGTTTCACGCCAGCGGCCACGTTCGGTTGAGTGTGTGGAGAAAACCGATAACATGTCGTCGCAGATGGTTCCAAAGTTAATAAGGGCAGCTTCGAGGTCAGGGTAGCGTTTGGGCCAAATCCTTGCGTAGAAATAGAGCTGGAGCGGTTCTAGTGCTGTCAGGGTCGATTCTTCGAACTTTGGGCGGTCACTACAGAAGACGGCTGACGTCCAGGCTTGCCATGTGTTGATCTGAGAGGCGTCCGCCCACCGGTCGATGACGTCGGCATATACTTCACGATCTCGTTGCTTTTTCTGGTCGATATTGAGTGAGGACTTGATCCAGTCTTCATGATCTGCCTTCATTTGCTGAAGCGCTTCGACCGGATATGTTCGGAATTGGTCGTCAATTCTTTTGTGGTCGAGTTTGCAGAGTAGGATGAGGTTTTGATACTTGCTCCGCTGCTCTGGGGTGAGTTGTGATTCACCTCTCGGTCCATCCGGCGATTCAGCTACAATGTGCGCGATGTCTCCGACCAAAGATTCGTCGTCTGTCTCGCTTGCGTCGTAAATTAGCTCTCGCCGGCAGGATGGGAATGAGCACCTCGCTCCGGCACGCCCCCAAATGGTTACGCGAGTTTTTAGGCTGACTTCCATGTGCGCCCCTTGGTGTTGGCGGTGCTCTGGCTCATGAATCAGAGCATATTCGATCCGATTGCAAAGCACCTCAGATGCCTTGCGCTCTCTGGCCTCACGGAAGCCTGGGGCGGTGTCTCTGTGGTCGGTGTGTGCGAGTGTGTGCTCGGGCCATGCCCAGAAAGCGTCCCCATAAAGAGAGGTGAATGCCCTGCCCTCTCTCCAGAGCCCGCCTCTTCACCGTCCAGAAGGACGCCCCTGCGCCCGTCGAGGGTGCGCCGAGGCTCCACACCTTCCGCGCCAACGACGGCGACTTTGACCGCTACAACGACCGGCTGAGCGTCACAGGCTGGATGCTGGACGCCTTCAACGCCAACCCCGTCGTCCTCTACAACCATGACGATGGCTCCGGCGGCCTCTTCGGCACGGGCCGGAAGGACGTGTTGCCCATCGGCAAGGGGCGCGCCTACGTCCAGGGCGATGCCCTGCTGGTGGACATCGAGTTCGACCAAGAAGACGACTTCGCTCGGAAGGTGGAGCGCAAGGTCGCGCGCGGCATCCTGAATGCCGTGTCGGTGCGCTACCTCATGCACCGCTACCATGAGAATGAGCGCGGCGGCTTCGATTGCGAGCAACAGGAGTTGCTCGAAATCTCCGTCGTCACGATTCCGGGAAACCAGCGCGCAGTGAGGTTGAAGGAGCTGGCCGACGAGCGCGCCTCCTTCATTCAGGACGTGGCGAAGGCCGTGGCCGCCATCCTCGACGAGCGCGAGTGGAGCAAGGCCGCGCGCCCTCCAGCCCCCGACGTCAACGCCCTGGCCAAGCACACGGCCGAGGCCCTCTTGCAGCACTTCAAGGAGATGCGATGACCCCCGAGCAGATGCAGGAAGTGGCGAAGTCCCTGGGCCCGCTGGTGGCCGCGCAGCTGATGGAGCAGGCCAAGGGCCAGCGTGACGGGCTTGCCGGCTTCCTCGGTGCGAAGTCCAAGCCCGAGGACAACCAGGTCCCCAGCATCCTGAAGAGCATGAACGGCTTCGGCGCTTACCTGAAGGCCGTCGTCAACGCGGGCCGCAACCCGACGCGCGAGGTGGTTCTGGAGCAGGCCAAGCGCTTCGGTGGCGCGGACGTCCAGAAGGCGGTGCAGGAGAGCGTCTTCAGCTCGGCGGGCGTGCTGGTGCCGGTGCAGGAGGCGGGGGAGATGATTGAGTTCCTCCGGCCTGACTCCGTCGTCCTGGCGCTGGGGGCTCGCACCGTGCCCTTCAAAGGCGAGCTGCACTTCGGGAAGAAGACGGGGAGCGTCACCTTCAAGTGGATTGGCGAAGGCGAGAAGGTGGAGAAGTCGCAGCCCTCCCACGGGAAGGTAGTGCTCAAAGCCCACAAGGCGATGATTCTGGCCGACATCTCCAACGACCTTCTGCGCAACCCTTCGGTGGGCGACGCGGGCGTGGCCGAGGACTTCCGCGAGGCGGCGGCGGACGGCATGGACGAGGCGGCCCTCAACGGGGACGGCCAGGGACCCAACCCCAAGGGCGTCTTGGCGCAGATGGACTCCTCGCACTCGAAGGCCCGGAGCGGAACGAGCGCGGACCACTACCTTGCGGACGTGGACGGCATGGTGGAGGACGTCCTCAAGGCGAACATCAAACTGCGGCGTCCGGGCTTCCTGCTGCACCCGACACGGGAGACGGCGCTGCTGGGGCTGAAGGACGGCGGCACCTGGATTTTCCGGGACGAGATGCTCAACAGGGGCACGCTGCGCGGCTTCCCCTACAAGGCGTCCACGCGGATTGCCCCGAGCCGAATCCTCTTCGGTACCTGGGACCAGTTGCTCTACGGCGTGGACACGGAGCTGGTGCTGTCGGAGCACGACGTCCGCGCCGAGTACGACGAGACGACGCTCCGGGGAATCTGCCGAGGGGACTTCAAGCTGCGGCACGACAAGGCGTTCTCGGAGCGCAAGGGCTACTGAGCCCGCGCAATCACCAGGAGACACGACATGCACGCGAACACGCAGGACTTCCAAGTCTTCTACAAGGCCGTCGGGGTGGCGGGTGGAGCGCTCACGGCTGGCGGAACGGGCGACGCCGTCGAGGTGACGAGCGGTGCCGTGGACCGCAACGGGTTCGACTCCGCGCAGCTCCTCTTCACGGGGAACACCAACTGCGCGGCGGGCCAGACGCTCAAGGCGACGGTGAAGGTGGCCGAGTCCGAGGACGGGACGGCGTTTGGCGCGGATGAGACGCTGGCCAATGCCGTGACGGTGGTGGCCGGTGGCGCCGCGCCTCAAGCCTTCTGCCTCCGGGTGGACCTGCGCGTCGCCTACCGCAAGCGCTTCCTCCGTATGAAGGTGACGCCCGACTTGTCGGCGGCGAACACGGACACGGCGCAGTGGGGCGCAGCTCTCGTCCTCGGGGGCGCCGACGAGTTCCCGGTGCGGTGAGCCATGGCTTCAGCTGCGGACCTCTGTCTTGCCTCCACTGTGGCTGATGACTTGGGCATCCCCGTGTCGCCGCGCGTGGAGTTGCTCGTCACGGCGGCCAGCCGCGCCGTGGCGGGCTACTGCGGCCGGGTGTTCGAGCGGGGCCTGGGCCTCGTGGAGTACCCGGCTGGATACGGGCGTCCGCTGCTTCTCCTGGAGCGCCCTCCCGTCCTGGCCGTCTCCGGAGTCTGGGAAGGTGGCAACCAGGTCTCCGCCGACGAGTACGAGATTGCGGGCGGCTTGGCCGAGTCCGGCATGTTGAGGCGCAGGCGTGGCGTATGGCGCGCGACAGTGCGCGCGGGGGGCGGTGTGTCGGGGATGCTCGGGGACTTCGAGGGAAGCGAGGACGGGCTCCGCGTCGTCTACGACGGTGGCTACGTCACCCCAGGACAGCAGGCGCTCGACGGTGCCTTGGTGGTGACGCTTCCCGAGGATGTGCAGGAGGCCGCCGTCCTGACGGCCGTTCAGCTCTACCGCTCGCGAGGAGTCGACGCCATGGTGGCCGGTGAGTCGATTGGCGACTGGTCCGTCAGCTACTTCGCGGCGAAGGCCGAGGGCAAGAGTCCCATTCCGGGGGCGGCGCAGGCGCTCCTCGCCCCCTACGCGCTGCATCGGGTGAGCTGATGGCATCCCCTTCGGACAGGTTCCGTCAGATCATCTTCTACTCCCTGGTGACGGGACGGGATGCCCACGGTAAGCCTATGCTGGGGCCGGTGTCCTCGTCGCGGGCGCGCGTGCAACCGAGCCGACGACTCATCCGCGACGCAACCGGCAACGAACACCTTGCCTCTCACGTCATCTACACGGACGCGGCGCTGACCCTGCTCCACCGGCTCTGGTTGCCGGGAGAGGACACGTCCGACTTCAACCGGGCTCGGCGGCCGGTCGCGGTGGACGATCTCGTGGATGGCGCTGGCGTGGTGCGCATTCGCAAGGTGTGGCTGTGAGTCGCGACCTTGCGGCGGAACTGGCGGCGGTGCTGGAGGCGGCGGGCCTCGGACTAGTGCGTCCTCCCGCTCCAGGAGCCAACCTCTTCACAGCCCCCATGCCCGAGGCAGATGGCGGTGTGCCGGACAGGGCTGTGGCGTTGATGGTGACGAGTGGCGCTGAGCCGCTTCCCTACCTGGGATCTGGGCAAGCTATTTGCTTGGCCCCCGGCTGTCAGATTCGCATTCGCTCGGAGCCCGAGGATTTCCAAAGGGGGCAGGCGCTGGCGTTTGCAATATCTAAGCTGGTTCGATTGACCACTGCCGTCACGGGAGTAGTCATTCGGTCTGAAGAGAGTTTCCCCAGATATCTTGGTGCGGATGAGGCAGGTCGTTATCGGTGGGTAGTGAATATTTTGGCCAAGTACGTCGAGGTTTCTTGCTAGGCGGGAATAATGCTCTTGGTGGGGCAGTGCTGGGCGATGGATTTAAGAAAGCGAATGAGGCAGGGTGGGGTGTCTGCATATTGGGAGAGCTGTGAAAGTATATTCCCGGACTGAATGGTCAGGCTGTTGGGGTATTTCCTGGAGATGTGTTTTGGTTGTCTTTGGTTCGCATTATCTGCCACCCATTTGATGAGCTTCCCGTAGAATTGTATAATGTATTTCCCGCGAAACAGCATGGAGCGAGACGGGTGTCCCGAGGTTTCCTTTTGAATTCCGTGAACGGCAGCGCATGGAGTTGGTGTGGGCGGTTGAAAATGCTTGTCAAACTCCTCGAGCGAACATATGGGAGTGGACTGCTCGGCCGAGAATTGCACGAGCGTGCTGAGCTGAGTCTCATTTAGGGTCGGGGTCTCGTCGGGGTGTCTGTTTTTTCTTTGCCAGCGAATCCAGGCGATTAAGGGTTCGATGGCATCTAGGAAGCTCGCCATTCCTCGCTCGTACACTTGCTCTAGGGCTGCCTGGTCGGCCCGTGTGGTCTCTGTGCTTGTTAGAAGGATTTCGCTAACAATCAGTCTTCGGAATGCATCTCTTGTTGTGTATAGATTCTCAATGGAGTAGCAGGGGGTTGTGTAGGTTTTGGGATGGGTGTTGTGCTGGGAGTTGTCGTCGAAATCGGCGTCAATAAAAAATGCTGTCCATGCGTTTTTGTGGTCGGGTGATTCGTCGATGAGCGCTCTGAGTCGAAGGACACCTCTTTTCCCTCCGCAGAAGAGGTCAATTCGACTCGATGGCTCGACTATCAGGTCGATGCGGATGCCGTAGTATTGTGCGTCTTTGCCTTCGAGGAAGCAGAAGAGGGCCTGTGGGTTGACTGCGTGTTGTTGCTGGAAAGCTGTCCATGCGACCGCGTATGTTGTTCTTGCTTCGCGAAGGGTCTTAGCGCGGGACATGTGTTGTTCTCGTGCGAATCTTTAGTTGGTCGGCATATGTGTCTAGCGAATTTTCAAAGATGAATGGCGAGTGCGTTGCTGCTATCAGGACTGCGCAGCGATTTGACTCCGCGATGTCCTGTAGAAATCGACGCTGCCATTCCATCGAGAGCGAGAGTTCGGGTTCGTCGAATAGAATCGTTACACGACTGGATTCGGAGAAGTAGACCTTTGAAAACGTGGATACGATCTGCTTTTCGCCTGAGGAGAGGTTGTTTAGCTGTACCTCTTGCCCTGTTTCTTTGTGTGTGACGGTGATGGAGAGTTTGCTTTCATCGTAGCGAATCTCTTTGTTTCGGAGGTAGCCATTGGTTATGCGTGTGAATTCCTTGATGTCGTTGTCGCGTACTTTTTGGTTCTCGTAGATTTGCATCAGGTTTGCCAGGAAGTAGATGAGTGGTTCGTATTTTCGGTCTGAGATTTGAGGCGAGGAGACGATCTTAAGGATGTCCGCCTTTTTTTCATTGGTAATGTTTGTGCCGATTCGATCGAGGACAATACGTAGTGTGGGTGTGTTGTTTACGGTTTCCCGCATTTTTGGGGTGACGTGAATGCCGTCAGTCAGCTGGGAAATCATCCGCCCGTTGACGATTGAGTACCATTCGACGGATTTGGCACGAATTTCTGCTGTTATGCTGTCGAGTTTATTCTTGACGTCTCCCATGCCGAATTGAATGAGTTCCTCGGATTTCTCAATTTCTTGCCCTGGCCGACCAAGCGACTGAAGGTCCTCTTCGATGCGACGATATGTTGGGAAGTAGAGAACTTTGTGTGGAAGGAGTCGTGATAGCTGCTGAAGTTTTGAGTGTGTCTCTTTTGTTTTCCCGAATTTCCCCTGCTCGCTCAGGAGCATGCGTATTGAGTCGTAGACTATTCGCCTCGGGAAGCCGGAGGCATTGGCTGCCTTGATGGATATTGGGTCTTTGTAGAAGCTCTGGTATGTCTTTGTTGTGGCCGAGAGGAGTTGTGATAGCTCTTTCTCGTTGGTGTGCTTTAGAATCGATGACATGGCGTGAGTAAGGTAGCCATGGTCCTCGGACTCGTGGGGAGTGAGGAGTTCGTCGCGCGCGAACTCTATCGATTCGCCATTGGTAAAGACAAGCGCGATTCTGCTGAAGCTGAAGCGCTGGAGGCGTTCGGTTTTTTGACTTAAGAGGTGGAAAAGCATCGATAGTACGGTTGTTTTTCCGGTTCCGTTTTCGTCGATGAGGATGCGTTTATTGTCTTTGAGGGTTAGTATTACGTCGCGATTTCCGTGAAGCTCTGCGATTATGACGGTTGTTAGTTGGGGTGGATGGGGGTCACTTGTCATTTTCAGTTCCAGTGGTGTTGGTTTGTTGAGCGCACTTGCTCATTAGTGGTCGCGGCAGCTTGTGGGCTAGCTGTTGTGTCTCTCGTCGGTGCAGTCTTATCGAGTCGATGGCCGCGTGGCTCGCTGTGCCACTAGGAAAAAGCGTCCCCATAAAGAGGTGGGGATGCCTGTTCGAGTCAAAGTCGATGCCGTGAACCTGGCGCGCCTGCGCCGCGCCCCCTCCGAGGTGCTGCGCGCGCTGGACGTACCGTGCCGGGACATCGCGCGGCTTGCCCTCGACTATTCGCTGTTCCTGGTGCCGGTGGGCAAGGACGGGACGGACGGCCACCTTCGCGACACGGCCTTCCTCGACGGTCCTCGCTACAACCTTGGGCTTCCCCTCTCCACCACCTGGACGGCTGGCTACTCGCACCCGTCCGCTGGCCCCATTCACGAGGGTTGGCACTGGGGTGCACCCCTCTTCAACCCGCCGTCCCACTTCCTCCGCAAGTCGTTCCGACGCGCCCGAGGCAGCGCGCGCCGACGCGTCGCCGCCGTCCTCCAGGACTTCCTCGCTCGTCGTTTTCCCACCCGCTGAGAGGTTCCCTATGGCCCACCCCCGAGAAGCCTTCTTCGACAAACTCTACATCCGCGCCACGGAGACCGCACCCACCGAAGTGGATGCGTTGGATGGTGTCACGGAGGCCCCCGTCAACCGTGCCAAGGACACCGTCGACACCAACTACTTCGGCAATGACGGGTACAAGCGCAGCAAGGGCACCCTCAAATCCTTCACCATTCCCCTGGCGGGCCACATCCTCAAGGGCAGCGCGCCTCAGAAGGTGCTCCTCGACGCCTTCGAGTCCGACGCGACGGTGTTCTTCACCATCATCGAGGACGAAGAGGCCCCCGTGGGTAGCCAGGGCTACCGCTACCCGGTGACGGTGACGTCCTACGAGGAAGGGCGCAGCTCCACGGACGTCGTCACCTTCTCAGTCACGCTCAACGGCCAGGGCGCTCCTGTTGCCGTGTAGCTGGCCCATGCCTTCCACCTTCGCAGAGGAGACACCCATGTCCGCACCCGCCATGCACCGTAAGCCCCTGGGCACCCGCCGCACCCTCCACAAACGCGTCGCTCTCGACGGCGCCGACTACGACATTTGCCGCCCCACGCTGGGCGAGAAGATGGACGTGCTGTCCGCGTCTCGCGCGGCCAAGGAGATGGGCGACGACCGCCATCCCGTGGACGAGGCGGCGGGGATGATGATGATGGCTCGCATCGCCGTCTGCTGCCTGTACTTCCCGGGCACCGCGACGCGTGTCTTCACCGAGGCGGAAGTGGCGGCGGTGAAGAACGAGCCCTGGCTGGAGGAAGTGCAAGGCGAGCTGGCCTCGGCCTTCGCGGGCCCGACGCTGGAGAACGCGAAGGGAAACTCCGAGACCACCCCGAGCTGAAGGCCCTGCATGGGGTGGTGAAGCTGACGGGCCAGTCTCCGGACGCGGTGCGCGGGTGGGCCTGGGACGACGTCGTCCACCTGCTCGCCTTCTGTGAGCTGGAGGCAGACGAGCTGCGCGCGGGACGTCCCCAGGCGGGCCCCGGGAGCGGCGGCCACACGGTGACAACGGTTTTCCGGAAGCGTCCGAAGAGGTGAAGC